ACTCATAACATTAAGTTCATCAAAAGCGCTGATATTGTTCTGCAACTTTTCAACCGCACTTGATGTGTTATTAATGTTATCTGTAGCCGAATTCGCCGAATCGGAAAGGTCATTCATTCCGTCCGACAATGCGCCCGAACTCGCCGAAGAGTTGCCGAATACGGCTGTTACTACGCTTTCAAACCACTGTGCAATTGACTGCAACCTGTCTAAAACTTCATTAAGCACAAGTAAAATAGGCGTAAAAATATTAATCAGCGCTTTGCCTATGGTTGAGAGTAATGTTTGCCAACGCAATTGTAATATTCGTGTTTGGTTTGCCCAACTGTTTTGCGTTCGGGCAAAGTCACCTGTTGCGTTATTGAGTTGGTCAAGCACAAAGTTATATCTAAGCGTTACCTTTTCTGCCTCAGTCATAGCAGATGTGGTCTTGCCCCATCCGTTTGCCATTGCGTAATTGTCAAGTGCGTTCTGCGTCATCACAATGCCAAGGTCTTTGAGCGTTTCTGTTTCACCGCTGAAAACAGATTTTAGTTTTGTGTATGCCTCATCTTGTGTGATGTTATAAAATGACGCCACATCGCCCGTAAGAGCAGTTAATGATGTGGACATATCAAATGCCTGCTGTTCTGTAAAGCCGAAAGCCTCCGCCATAGAGCCAAAAGTGCCGACATATTTTTTAGCCATAGTTTCAGACAAGCCGTAGGCTTTTTGTGCCGACTTTGCCCAATCGTCCACACTTGCAGACATATGACTAAAAGTAACATCAACTACATTCTGCACTTCTGCAAGGTCAGAACCTAACTCCACACCTTCTTGGCCCCAATCAAACAGTTTGTACAAGCTAAAATACGAACCCAAGGTAATCAACAGATTTGATAATCCGCTGCTTTGCTTTTCAAAGTCGCCGATGAACTGCTTAAGCGTGAACTTGCCGATTGTACTAAGTGCCGTACCTAATGCTTGCGATACCGTTTTGGCAGTATATGTAACGACTTTAACAATCGTTTTTACAACTGCGATAATCGCTTTCTTGATTTGCTCTGCAATCTTTTTAGCAGCTTGTACAAGTTTTTCTAATGCTTTTATGCCTATTTTAATGCCCGCTTCTATCAATGACCCGGAACTTGCCACATCTTGTGCCATACTCTCTACGCTTGAGCCGACATTTTCCGCAGTGTCTGACAGGCTTTCGGATACTGAATCAACAGACTCTTTGACAGATTCCGTAGACTGTGCAGTTGCTTGCTGTACATCTTGTGCGGATTTATTCGCATTTTCTTCAACCTTGCTTTCAGCCTCTTTCGCAGTTTGCTCAACAACTTTAGTCGTTTCTTTTGCC